CCCTTCGTCGCGCATTGATCGACGAGGAGGCCGCAGAACTCGAAGCATCCAAAGATCCGGTCGAAGCACTCGACGCCATCGCCGACCTCCTCTATGTCGTCTACGGGGCGGCAATCGCTTACGGATTCAGCGAGGATCAGGTCGAGCGAGCGTTCCAGACGGTTCACGAATCGAATATGTCGAAGCTCTGGCATCCTGCTGAATTGCAGATGATCGACAAGCTGGAGAATATGCCGAAGGAACACACGATCACGAAGACGCAGAACCGTTACATCGTGAAGCGTAAGGACGGAAAGATCATCAAGAGTCCTTCGTACAAACCTGCCGACATCGTCTCCTGCCTCAAATGAAAACCATCGTCGCTTGTGACCCAGGGGTGAATGGCGGATTCGCGATCAAGACCCAAGACGGAATCATCCTCCTGCCGATGCCCGAATCGGTGCCGGACATGGCCCAGTTGATCAGCGGATTCAAGACCACCGAATCCCATTTCTGGATCGAAAAGCTGCCAAAGTTTGTGTCAAACCTGACACCGGCAGCAACGATGGCCACCCTCCACGAGAATTACGGTATCTGCCAAGGACTGGCCTACGCATACGGTTACGCTCTGCATCGAGTCGAACCCAAAATATGGCAGGAACCGCTTGGATTAGGAGGCAAGAAGTCCTGTGCGACCGGACCTGAGTGGAAGCGAAAGCTCAAATCGAAGGCTCAGGAACTCTATCCAAGCCAAGATGTGACACTTAAGAACTGCGATGCGTTGCTCATTCTTCACTACGCACTTGGTGGAGGTCGTTGACAAATGATAATAGAATGCGGCATTTTTGATACTGCCGCACATGAATATCATCAAGGCGCGGAAACGGGTGATGGCCATAGGCTGCACACACGGTAATCGCGCCAACAAGAACGCCCTAGCTGCCGCACTCCTGTTCCGTGAAGCGTATCGTCCTGACGAAGTCATTCATCTGGGTGATGCTTACGATCTGGCAAGTCTTCGAGCCGGTTCATTGGCAAATCCAGCAGATAGCGATGCCGCTGACGATTATCTGGATGACATCGAGTGCGGAGCTAGTTTTCTTAACGATCTACGCCCTACTGTTTTCACCCTCGGAAACCACGATCAACGAGCGCAGAGGTATCTGAGGCACCACAACACGGTCGTTCGCGGATTCGCGGAAGCGGTCTGGGATCGGATGATCAAGCCGATAGAGAAACACTGTCACACATTCATCCAATACAACGATGTCTTTCAAAGAAGCTTCTATCATCTGGGTGGATTCAAATGGGGACATGGCGTTTTGTACGGCGAGAATTTCCTGCGTGATAGTGCAGAGACCTGGGGAAACTGCGTCGTGGCACACGCGCATCGCGCTGGAGTTGCAGCCGGACGAAACTCCCTACACCCACTTGCATACAGCCCCGGCACCTTGAGCGATATGCCATGCATGGAATACGCGCATAAAAGGAGATCCACGTTGGCGTGGTCTCACGGAATCGTTTACGGCGAATACGATGATGACAGTGCAAACCTGAACGTACACATATGGAATCAGAACGAGACAAAATGGAGTCTGCCGAGCTTCTGACGAGGCTCCGTTTGGCAATCGCCAATCAACCGGATGAAATCCCCGCAGGTTGGAAGACGGTCGAACAATTTGCGGTCGAATGGGGAATGACCAACAACGCCGCAGGAATCGTTCTTCAAAGAGCCACCAAATGCGGTGCTATGGAACGCAAGCGGTTTCGCATCCAAACGGTTGGCAGAGGTGTCTATCCGACACCGCATTACCGCGAGATCAAGGCTTCAAAATCCGCCGATACCCGCACTTCCAAACCTGCTTAGTCAGGATATTAGCAACCCTGATAACTTCTTCTTCGGTGAGATCCGGTTTGGCGAGGTGCAGGACTTCGTGAATCAATGTGTCCAACCGCTCGCGTTCGCCCTGTCGAGGGTCGATTTCGATGACGTTCTCACCGTGGAAGCACTGTCCGAGTGCGCGTTCGCGACCAAGTTTTTTCTCCACAACCCTGATCCGCATAAAAACATGAGAATGAATCGTAGAGACGAGATCAAGTCGATAGCCATCGCGGCTTTCGCAATGGGTCTCATTGTTGCAACAGCCTGGTTCCTATTGTTCGTACTATGAATACAACCATCCGAGTAGCAGACGCAGACGAGTCGTCACCCAAACTAAACTTCGAGGACTTCAACCGTGCTTACCGCAAGTGGTTGATGCGCCGAGGATTCAACGATGAGGTCGAGAGAATCGACCGATTCAAAGGCATCGCCCAGCGGTGCCGCGACAAGAAGGCAGCGAAGAAGAAGGCCACCAAATGAACGCATCAACGATCACCCGAGAACAGCTCTTGAAAGAGGCACCTAAGCTCGTCGAGTATGCTATCATGCGGGGATGGATGGCCTACCCGAAGAAGGCCAAATACCCCGATCACTGGAGCAATGGAAAGGATTTAAGCGATGAAGACATTCAAGAACTCCGTAAGACCCTCACTGAAGGTTCAGGTCATTGATGACGACGCAGAGATCCGAATTGGCGAGATGAAAGTACCAGCGGTGGCCTACGTTCGAGAAGGCCGCAAGAAGGTGAGCATCCGCACCAAGGAGGAGTTCAAGGCGAAGTTTGTTCGGGATGAATCGGAATCCTGACACCTACATCGACGCTCAGGCAAAGCTCTTTGAACACTTCGACCAGAGGAGAATCAGGATTCAATTCTGGTCGAAATTTTTGATCACACCCAAAGAGCTTGCCCTGCTGTTCAAGCGGAACCGCGAGCATCGTCAGTTCATACAGGAAATAGCGTCCTCGGACCTCGGTGAGGCGGGACGTAAAGCGCGCACATATCTTGGAATCACATGAATACAATCGAACGGGCGCGGGCATGGCTTGCCAGCGTACCAGGAGCTGTCTCCGGCCAGAACGGCCATTCCCAAACATTCACCGCAGCTACAGGTCTCGTTCACGGGTTTGAACTGACCGCTCGCGACTCACTCGCGCTGCTGACTGAATGGAACGAGAAGTGTAGCCCCAAATGGAGCGATGCGGAGCTTCGGCATAAGATCACTCAAGCCGAGAAAACACCGCACACGAATCCAAAGGGCTACCTCAGAAACACCCGTTCGACCGGCAATCCGGTCTCGATGACGGGCAAGTTTGTCGTCCGCAAGATCCTTGCATTACCGGAACAGACTTCCCGATTTTCAACCGAGGATTTCCTCAGAGTCTGTTTCGATCCAGAGGATACCGTCTGCATCTGCAACGAGATCATCACGGACGACGAGGGCCGCTCTCGGCCCGCTTCCAAGGGGACATACCTCAAGAGGGACGAATGGATCAAATCGCACTTCACCGCTCCCATATCGTCAATGTGGACCGGCAAAGAGGCTCGTGGTGCGTATGTACGGATCAATCCATGCAGCGACCAGACCGGAACCGATTCCGGCGTCTCAACCTTCCGCCATGTGCTGGTCGAGATGGATGAGAAGTCGAAGGACGAACAATGGACGATCCTGAAGGAATCGAACCTGCCGTTTTCGGTCATCATCGATTCAGGCGGCAAGAGTCTGCACGGCTGGGTACGAGTGGATGCGGCCAACCGCGAGGAATGGGAGCAGCGAAGGAACGTGGTGTATCAACACCTCGATCACCTTGGGGTTGATCCAAAGAACAAGAATGCCAGTCGCTTCAGCCGATTACCCGGCGTGATGCGGAACGGTGTTGAGCAGAAGCTCTTGGCCCTGAATCAGGGTGCGCCATCATGGGACGATTTCATCGATCACTTGGAGTCGGCCAATCTGCCGAGCAAGTTCGATCTCGTTGACATCATCACCTACGACAAGGAGAACGATCCTGACAACCTGATCGGTGACCGCTGGTTGCGCCGTGGAACCAGCCTTCTCTTTGTTGGACAAAGTGGATGCGGCAAATCCTCCTTGGTGATGTCGCAAGCGATCCATTGGTCGCATGGATTGTCCTGGTTCGGCATAGCCCCGATCAGACCGCTAAAGGTGATGGTGATCCAAGCGGAGAACGACATCGCGGATATGCACGATTCGCTGATCGGTGCGGCGAAGGGTGTTTTCTCTGAGTATTGGGAATCGAAGATCCGAGAATCTGGAATCGAGTTCTACCGCGAGACAGTTCGTGTCGGGATCGATTTCACGACGATGCTTCGGAAGATGGTCAAGAAATCGAAGCCCGACATCGTCTACATCGATCCGCTGCTTTCGTACATCGGAGGCAATCCTGCGGACATCGAGGTATGCTCGCAGTTCACGCGGCAACAGCTTCAGCCTTTGATGATCGAGACGGGTGTGATCATCGTGCTGGTTCATCATTTCCCTAAGCCGAAGGGGAAGGATGAGAAACCTGAGAGCGTGGCGGAGATGGCCTACTCAGGCTTTGGATCGAGCGATCTGACGAACTGGGCGCGCGAGGTCATGGTCTTGCGTGAAGTGGGCTACAACAGTCCTCGGAAGTTTATGCTTGGGTTGGCCAAGAGATCGATGAGGAGCGGTTTACAGGATCGTGAAGGCAAGAAGACAGGCGGGATCACTATCCAGCATTCGTTGAAGAACATTTGCTGGGAGTATGCTCCACCGGAGGTCTTCACGGTGGATAAGGAGCAGAAGCGGAACAAGGCGAACGGCTTCCGCAAGAAATTCCACTGATCAGGCGTTAGCCTTCTCGCGCAGCGCACGGCGACGGCCCTTGGCGGCGAGCGATTGGAACTTTGCCTTGCCGAGCTTCTTACGGCCAATGTAAGCCGCTAGAGCGCCAGGATCTTTCACGCCTTTCTTCTCAAGCTGACCAACCAGCTTCTCGTAACGTCCGCCACCACCAAGTTTCATCTTGTCCATAAATTTACCAGGATTTGCAGCTCCAATACCGAGGAGTTGTTTTGTCGGTTGCCGTAGCGCAGTTGTGCCGCGCTCGGAAATTCTTTCGACGCTCAGGATTGTCGCGTTTGATTTCCATGTTCGGATCTCCGAATCGGACGATGACAACCTTGCCAGCCGGATTCTTGACGTACACCGCGCTCTTCTTCCGTTCACCGGGAGTGTAGAACGGCTTGTTGAGCGTCACCTTGCGACCCTTGTAGGTGTTACCCTTTTTGGAGAGGGAGGTTTTCATGGCTTCAGAACCAAGCTCCTGATGATCGCCGGTATATCTTTGTCCAGCATTTCGGTTTCGGCGTTGGTCAAATCCTCAAGAGGCTTGCTCACAACCTTCCGGTAATTTGGGTTTTCAAGAAGGTATGCAAGCAGCTTGTCCTGAATGGATTTTGTAGAACCATAAACGGCACCAGCACCAGCAACGCTGTAGACATTTCCAAGAAATGGAGCTGTTTTCGTAAACGTTCCAACGGCAGCAATCGTTGGAATAAGTTTTGAAATCAAAGAGGTTTTGTTGGCCGCACCAATCTGAAGTGCATCTGTGATCTGCTTGATCTTTGTCTCAGCAGTATTTCCGTAGACAGCACTCAAAGCTGGCTTCCAATTTTCAGCAGACCTTGCAAACGACTCAGCAGAGACAGATCCCAGCTTGGATGCGTCGTTTACGATTTGAGATAGCAATGCGTTTTGAGTGTCGGCCAATGTTTCTGGACTTAATGCAGCCCTGACCCTAGGTGCGGATTCTTTTGATTTGTTAAGAAAATCAAGAACCACGGATGGGTCTGCATTGTGAATCTCGGTTTTCTTTGACAACGCTTCCCTGAAGTCTTTTGAAAATCCTTGAGTTGAAGCCTCAAGTGCCTTCTTCGCAGAAGCAACAGATTCTAGGGACGCATTTGGAAGAAATTCTTGAATGACTTCTTTTTGAAATCCTCCCCATTTTCCCTTCAACGCGAGGTCAAGGTTATCAAGGAATTTTGATTGTCCACCAATGCTGAGTTCATTGAAAATTGATTTTCCAATCTGCTCTTTGATCGGGTTGAAATCTTCTCCAAGTATTTGCTTAAGCTCGAAAAGCCTAGCTGGACCTTCAGTGCCAGAAAGCCTTTCAAGTGATTTGGCCCAAGAACCCCCCTCTTCTCCTACGTCTTTCAAAATTCCTTTTGAATACGACGTATTGTAAACAGACATGAAATTTGAATACCGCTCCTTTAGGTCTTTGAAATTTTTAACCAGCGGATCGTTTGGGTTTTTCTTTTCAAATTGAGACAGAGCATTTTCAAACTTTGCCTTCGCTTCGTTGAATGCCATCCATTTATCTGGAGTCCCAGGTTTAACAGGCTCGTTCCATTTAATTAGCCTCGCAGCATCTTGCTGATCTTTCCACAAGTCGGCCAAGCTCTTGCCGCTTACAGGACCGTAAATCTCTCCTCCACGGGCAACCGATTTCTCGTAATCTTTCGATTGAACTCGCGGATCTTCCCTGAACTTATCAAATTCTTTTGCAAACGCCTCGTTTTTGGTTTCGTACTGATTTTGAGCAGCATCCTTTACAACCTTTCCATACTCATTGATGGAAAGAGCGGTCGTTTTACCGTAGTTTGAACTAAGGTTTTCAAGTTCAACCCTTGTCGCATCATCAAGTTTTCCAAGAGTTTTTTCGACATCAGAAACGACGGATTGAGTTAGTTCTGGGCCAGTCTTGGTGGAGTTTTTGTTTATGGACTCAATCAAAACATCCCTGATTTGTGTTGGGTCAGCCTTAAAAGACCTAGCCATTCTTGAAACCAATTCCCCCTCTTTCTCTGCAATATTTCGCTGAAATTGGTCGTAATATGGTCGGTTCAATTCCCCGATAAAACCAGGGATGCCACCTTCAAACCTCTTTTTTAGAGATCTTGCTCCAGCACCTACAACGTTTCCAAGGCCACCAATCCCGGTTTCAAGGGCTGAAAATTCTGCGGCTGATTGCAGAATCGGTTCAAGTTTCCATTCTTTTCCAGAA